CTACTATTAATGTGGATAACTAATCTTCTTTTTCTTCTTTTTCTTCATTACCTGTCCCGAATCCTATAATATCGAATTCAGAATCATTTTGAAACTTGCTTATTGAAAGCCCGGTCATCTTCACCTTCAGAGTCATTGTGTACTCTTTTCCGACTTCATACTTTTTAACTTCAGGAAAGAATAGATGCTCCATGCGGAGCCGGGGATACGTTTTGATGGGTTCTTTTTTTTCAGAAGATTCACAACATGGACCCATCTTATCTACTTTTGGTTCTATTTTTCTCATGCTTTTGGTTTAACTCTCTTTTTTACTTTTTCAGGGAGAGTTTTGATACTTAAAGTTTTGTCCGCAAATTCTTTGGCAATTTCAGGCTTGACTGCGAATAAATATCGAGCCTGCGCCTTTGATTTGAAAGGCATAGCATTATCCGCCTGTTTGCGGTACTTTTGATAATAAAGATCGACCACCTTCGCTCACTTTTTTCATGCTTTCTTTGAGCATTTCTTTCTCTAATTCATTGTCTTGTTTTTTATTCATCATTTTTTCCTCTTTTTGCGTGTTCTGTTCAGCTTCCATTTTAGCTGATTCTTGTTGCATTTGAATTACTTGTTGTACCATTGGATTATCTGCAAATAGGAGTTGAGGAGCTTGTGATTCAAGCCATATATTGGCGGCCACTTCTTTGGCATTCGGCCATTCTAGGCGCTCATAGAGGTCAATATTGGATATACGATTCATTTTAGCGAGTTCTAGGGCCTGGTTGGCGATTGAGGTGCTATCCTTTGGCAACAGAGAGCCTTCTTTCACTGATACGCTTACTTTCGGAGGCACAGCACCCTCGACGAATTGAAAATCTTTATCATAGATATAAAGCAGTTGGAGATACCAGTTATACCATTCGTCAGCCCACTGTTCAAGGTATTCGGTTACGCCACCACCAATGCGGTCAGTGTCAAGACTTCGACTGATTATTTTTCCTCTAACTGTATCTTCGGCTTTCAGACCAGCTTGAGATGATCCACTTACACCGAATATGTCGCGGAGTCGCATTCGAGTATCATTTCTATCATTGAAAATGTCAGCTGGCAATCCTACAGGGTTATATTGGTCAATAGCTTCGCGTGGAGAACCATCAGGAATGACGACTACACCACCCTTGCGAAGCGCTCTGGCCACTCCGCTTGCTTGTTCTTTAGTAAGTCCTGATCTGGCAAGAGAGACCACAAGACCGCCATTCATTCGATCAGCATTTTTGTCTATCTGCTTGTCGCGTTTATTTATCTTGTCTTGGTTAGCGAGGTTCTGACCAATGAGAGATGTTTTATCCATTGGTTGATCTCCAAGATTGAAAATAGAAAGGAATGAATATGGCATTTTAGGCGTTGAGAAATGATTGATGCCTTTTATTTCATTTGTTGCAGGCACTTCGTTGCCATATGTATCAACAGATGATTCAGTTCCGACTTTATCATAATTCCAGTGCGGGTTTTTCTTTTTCATTAATACCGTTGATTCAAGTTTCCAGCATATGTATGACGGAGTCCACCATTCTATAAAACTAATTTCAGTAGCAAGGTTGTCATCTTTTACCAGTTCTTTTATTTTGGCAATAGCTTCGGCATTTCCTTTGCGAGATACATCACCAGTTTCAGGATTGAGTTGATCATCTTGTTTGCCAATAATACCAAGGATTTTTTCTGCTTCAAGTTTGCGATATTCGCCTATTCGATTGCCAGTGTATCCATCTTCGTCAATCGTGGCGCCGGGGTCGAGAATAATTCTTTTTGGGCGAACAATGCGATTGGTAGGCATATCGTGGTCAAGGTCCCAACCAAACTTACTTATCCCTAATTGATAGATAGCCCAATGACGCGCGCCCTTTTTTAGTTTCAATCTCAGTTTGTTTTTGTCTGCTAAATCAGATAGTCGATTCTTTACTTTCAAGACATACTTTTCTTTTACTGGATCTGTCTGTTCGGTTGAATCAAGAGTAACCAACGGGTCGGGATTGCGACGAGTCGCTTGCGGTAGAAATGTTTCAAGAGATTCAAAGATGAGATTGTCCACCATGGCGCGCTGTTTGACCGCTTTAGGATCTTCAAACTGTTTACCTAACCAGTATTTTTCATTTTCTTCAATCTGCGCCTCCCACTCAGATTTGACCGCGGAATCTGTCCAATCTTTTTCCCACTTAGTTGTAAGTTTGATTATTTCAGCATCGTCCATGTCAAGCGTCAGCTCTGGTAGTTTTTGAGATACAATGCCTTCTTTATTTTCGGGTGATGAAGACCCTTTGGATTTATTTATATCAGAACCAAGAGATTCATATCCTGTGAGATTTAAATCGTTCATAGTTTATATTTTACACTTTTTTTAATTTGTCAACAAGAAAATGTGGATAACTAAAAACCCTTTCCTGCAATATCTTTTCTCTTTTTCCAGTCTCTCGCTTTTTCTTTAGCGAGATAATCAGCGTAATTTTTACCGGGATTCACTTCCTCCAAGTCTTCTGGTATTTTAGTAGCATCATCGATGGACTCGCGACTGATCTGAATTATTTTTGGTTTTTTCACACCGACCTTTTGGCAATGATACATGATAGTAGAATGATCCTTACTAAAAACTCGTCCGATATGCGAAAAAGAATAACCCTCTTTTCTCAATCTGAGAATCGATTCTACCTGTTCTTCTGTCATTCTATGGTTGCCTATTCTCATAAATTTATTTATAGTCGCCAATCATCATCTTCCGCCTCCATTTCATCAAATGCTTTGTCAAACATTTTCTTTGGATCAAAATCGACTGTTCGATCAGGATTAACCATATAACTGTTTGGTTTTATTTCTTCAGTTGGTATTACAATGCTTCCCATTCCAGTAAAGCGACTCATCCCAGCTCGCCAGCACACTGTGGCAAGCGCGCGATGGTCCCGACCGCTGCGGACCCATTTATAGCCTTTCACTCGGTTTGTGTCAGGATCAAGCACTTTCAGTTTTGAGAGGTTATTCCAATCAAGCCAGTATTCATACCAGTCTGATTCTGTACCGTGAACAGGAATGCGATTATTTCTAAATTCATCAACTGTGAGCTGTATGCCTCTATTGCGGTCAACCTTTACTGTTCTATGGTCATCGCCTTTTCCGAATGTAAATATCTCTTCTTGGTTGCGATCACCTATAAAATAAACGAGGAATACTCTGCCAACCCATCGTTCAGCAAATGCGCGCGAGCCGATGAGATCACCGCCGGCATCTATAAACGCAATGGCCTTTTTCCAGCGTTCCATAATATCGTCCAGCGTTTTGTAATCAGTGCAATCGCCGTGGAAGAATAAACCATTTTTGTTTCCCAGCACATAGTCAAGACGAAGCCCGGTATCAATTCCCATCACGATGCGTTCATCGGTATCAGGCGCCCACTGTTTCTGCGTAAGGTTTTGGAAGAAACTATTGCGGAGGAGCTTTGATGAGCCGTCAGCATATGGCAACCCGAGTATTTTAGTATAAAAGAATTCAGGTGTTGTTTCAGGATGTTTAAACTTAGCGACAATTTCTTTAGCGCTCACCCATGGAGCAATCAGCATAGGCACCCAGTACCCGCTCATTTTACGTTCGGGATATTTAGCCACCCATTGACCGAGCTGGCGGTCTACATCATAAATCTCGCCATGGCATTTTTTACAGATATAAATTTCTTTATCTAAATCAATAGACATCTTCTTCGGATTTTCTGTATTCCATGAAAGATATTGCCAATGTTTGCAATGGGAGCATTTAATAAACCAGTATTTTTGATCGCTTTGCAACCAATCTGTATGCACCCCGGTTTCAGGCAGACTCGGGTGAGAGAACGTATGCGTCTGTTTAAATTTAGAGTGCTGGGTTCGGGCTTGGTAGTCGGCAATGATGTCTAACTTCGAACTGTCCTTTTCGTCATGCACCAATCTGTCGGCCGTAACCATGATGGCCGCTTTTTTCGTCCATGTGCCTCGGAAGTAAATCATTGAGTTTCCGACCTGCTTCTGCTCAATAGAGTCCTTATCGGCTACATCTTTTAGCATGCACTTATTGTTTGCAATAATACGATTCACTTTTCCGCCAACGAATACACCGACATCTTTATCAGTCGGAAGAGTATAAATAATATCCATCTTGAAGCGTTTGGCATCATGATGGTTTTTAATAATTGAAGTGGTAGACATCCCAATCTGCGCCGCTTTCATTATCACTAAATTCTGCGACTGGTCTCGGTAGATATCATATAAAAAGGGATGCATTATAAAATCTATACGATCACCTTTTTCGTTTTTTATTTTTTCCTTAATCAGCCAAGGAATGATACGGCTTTTGGTTATGTCTTTTTGGGTTGTCATACTTCATATTTGATACTTCCTTTAAGCACTACCACATGCACGAGTCCGTTAGCATGTAGCTTTCGGATTTGACCGCACCAAGCACAGCCAATGAGAGTATAAACAGAGTTTATATCTCTTTGCGCTGAATCATTTAAGATATTAAAAAAATTGTGCTTGCATTCGGGTGAACGAGCGTTCACATTATTATTTTTTATATCATAGCCACCAGTTCTATTATCATTCATATTTTTGTTTTAGATTTATTTTTAATCATTTTATAAGCCGTTTGAGCGCCGATTACACTTCCATATGTTGGGCTTGATAAAATTTGAGCCATATTATGAAGTATTTTATCTCTCTGGTTTCTGTCTTTCACGTGATTACATATAAATTTGAATTGATAGGCGTATGCTTCGCATTCTTGATTAATTCTGAAGTACTGGTCATCTAAATAGCGACCCCACCATGCATCAGGATTGTCGCCTTGCTGTCTACAGTGCGTTTCCTCGTGAATAATCAAGTCGGGTGGCAGTTCTTTACCACTTGGGTTGTAAATTGTGTTCCCGTAGGCGTATATGGCGCCATCAGTCGGAGCCATACCGGCTTGGAGAATATCTTCGTAAATTGGTGGTTTTTCATTCTTTATTTTCATAAATTAAATTTTCTTTTTTTATCCATAAAAACTCGTTGCTTATAAAAATCAAAATGCAAAGCATTAGAAACATTACCCATAGCTTTTTCAAATATTTCCGATTTTGCAGAATTTATTATATGTGATTTCAAACTAACGAAACTTTTTTCTGTTTTTTTATACCTTCCTATTTTACAAACAGGACATAATTTAATTTTTTCCATTTTCTTTGTCTAGCTTTTTAATTCTATTATGAATATTAGCTCGCAGTTTCTCTTCATACTCATTAAATAAAGCTTCATCTTCAGCATCTTCCTCGCCATCGGATACTTCTATTCTTGTTTTATTCATTTCAGCATCCATGTGTTCAAGGTATCTCCATGAGTCGCCAATATTTCCTTTGGTTTGGATTGATTCAGCAATGTTTTTGCGCGACCAGAGTTTGAGAGCATTCTTTTCAGTGCGCTGGATGTCTTCATTAAAATCAGGATACTTTTCCATCAATGTATTATATTCAAGGTCAGTCATCTTGTTAGCGTGATACATCTGTTCTGCTTGCGGTGCTCCGATGAGTGCAGCTTCTTTTATCTTAGCCATTCGGTAGTCAGTCAATAATTGGATCAATTCCTGTTTTAGTTGGGGAGTTTCAATCATCCATCGATAATAAGTAGCTTCCGATATTCCTGCGAATTCATATTGCTTTTTTGGGCGTTCACCACGACTCGCAGCGTCTTTTAACTTTGGAAGCGCATTTTTAAGTTCCTCTCTCATGGATTCAGAGATTTTCTTACTTAGTTTTTGTTTTTTAGTAGGTCTTCCCATATATTTTTATATTACCTGTTTGCATAAATCTCGCTTAATCATTAATAGACAATTTAAAAAGTTTTTCTCTAGTGTATCTTCAGTCCTTGATTGCCATGCCCTATATTGATTCTCTGCAAGTTCGGTTTCTACTTTTACCCAAGGTTTATGTAATCCTGTGTGTTCTCCTGGCGACAAGTAGAAAGCAAATTGAATGAATTTATTTTCTCCTACTACCTCTATTAACATTTTTTGCATTTTGTCTAATGTCATTTTATTTATCCCAATTAAAACCATTACCAAAATGTCCCCACTGTGCTGTCATTTCGAATTGTGGTCTGCGTAGGTCTAGGGTTTCGATGATGCCTTTAGGAGTTAGATTGTAATCTGTTTTTCCGAATATCTCAAAGTGAGAGAGTGTTATCTTTTTACCATCCTTGGTTGTCACCTCTGCTGTAGTCATCACTGGTTCAGCTACTCCGATTGCGTAGGCGAGTTTTACCAACACTTCTTTAACCTCTCTTGCTTCATGCTCTTTTAATAAATTAACAGCAATCTTTCTTGCCATGTATGCTGCACTTCTGTCTACCTTTGTGGCATCTTTGCCTGAGAAACATCCACCACCAATCGGGACTTGGGGCCCGTAATTGTCTACCATGAGTTTTCTTCCTGTGACACCAGTATCAACTTCAAATCCACCGACGTTCCAATCACCAGCAGGATTGCAAAATACTTTCACATCTTTTGTTACCTTTTGTCGTCTGAGCCAACCATTCACCAAATCTTTTAAATAAACGGCTGGAGCGCTTTGAAAACTAGCCACAACAGCAACAATTTCATTATTGTCATTTAGAGTGATTTGAGTTTTTCCGTCATGGGGATAATTTGAGTAGAGTGTTTGACAGAGATTTCTAGCAAGCCATGCTTCTTGGGGTATCATTGCATCGTTGTCACTACAGGCGTAGCCCACCATGATGCCTTGATTACCTGCGCCACCAGTGTCGACACCTTGGGCAATTTCAGGGCTTTGCGACACTATGTTCGTTTGCACACCGTACTGCGTTCCTGCGATGCCCTGGGCGATTTCACGGGCGTTTATGTATGCCTTTGTGGTCAGTTCACCAGTAATTGTGATTATGCCATGACCTCCAAGACATTCAATGGCCACTCGGCTCATCGGGTCTTGCTCGAGACAAGCGTCAAGGATCGCATCACTTATTCTGTCGCACAATTTATCAGGATGTTTTGGAGTTACACTTTCAGCTGTTTTCATATATTTATTACCAAGTTATTTTCTCTCCATTTTTAATAATTTCTGCACTCTCAGAGTATTTTACCCAGCGACCGACTATCGCATCGCAATATTTAACCCAACGCAATATCATGTTTTCTATGACATGAAGTGCATAATCGCATCCAGTCTTGTAAATTTCTTTTGTATTCATGATTTTTATTTGCCCATTCATACTTCTTTTTTGATACACTATTACAATGCGCACATTTTTTAGGAGTGCCGAGTTTTCTTATCACCCATCTATGTATTCCATGATAACCTACATCATCTCCTTTCCAAGCTGGATTTTTCTCATCTTTTAGACCAGGATTATTCCTCATTTTTGGACGAACAATCTTGACCCACGCTTTTTCCTTACATTTTAATGAACAGTATTTTTGTTTCCTCTCTTTGAAATCCGACACTGCACGATATTCTTTACCACAGACTAAACAATTTCCTATTCTTGCTTTCCATAAATGTGGATACTTTTTGCCTTTTTTCATTCATAAAGTATAGCATATCTATATCTCGCTTGATATTCTTGTCTTGTTTCCATGCATATATTATATATGGGTCTGTGAATTAATTCAAGCCACCACAATGTGGACAACTATCAGCGCCAAGTAACTTCTGATATGCTTCGGGTTGTGTAGAATCTCCACAAACAAGCCTATGCGGACCCAGTTCATATACATCGCCCGGTTGCGTTTTCGGCACACCAATGGCACTCAGGTCGGGGTTATCTTCTCTGGTTTCAAGCAAGAGATTTGAGTCAAAGCCTGTCAGATCCACCATTTGGAGAGACATGGCTTTCAATTCTTCAATCACAATATCCATATCCCAACTACTCTCATTCAATTTATTATCAGCGAGTCGATATGCTTTTGCTTTTTCATCATCGATATCAACTTCAAGCACTGGCACTGTTTCCATACCAAGAAATTGTGCCGCGATGTAGCGACCATGGCCGACGATGATTACTCCGTCTTTATCAACCACAAGAGGCTGGTTGAAGCCAAACTCTTTTATTGAGTCGGCAATCTTTTTGATTTGTTTTTCCTTATGCTCTTTAGCATTCTTCGGGTAGGGTCTGATGTCTTCAATTTTTCTTTCTTCTATTTTCATTTTGTTTCCTTTGGATTGTGTTCAACAATAATTCCACTAGAAGTCAAGAGTATGGATGCAATCGAGACTGCGCTCTCTACGCCTGCGAGAAGCACGTCTACGGGATCCATAACACCGACTTGCATGAATGGACCTATCTTGTCAGTTACAACATTCAAGACTTCGCCATCTTTTAAATCAACTTCTTCAATTCCCATGTTCTCAAGAAGCTGGCGTTGAGGATATTTAAGCGATTCATTTAGAATTGGACTTGTGGTTTGAATATCAGCAAGGGCAATTCCCGCACCGGCGACTACACCGTTTTTAAATGCGGATTTTACCGCATGCACGGCATCTTCAACTTTATATTTGAGAGCTTTCTGTTCGTTTTCTGTAACTGCGCCTACTTTTATAACCGCAAGAGTGTTGGTAAACATACCAAGACGCTTTTGAATTTCTTTTTTCTTTGATTCGTTCTTTTCATTTTCAATTGCTGTTCGCAGAGATGTCACAGCCATAGCCCGATCGCCTTTATTTCCTTTCGGACCCACGATGATTGATTCATCTTGTCTGCATATAAATTTTTCACATCGGCCAAGGTCTTTGATTTCTGCATTCTCTAATTTGTCGCCTTTGGATTGAGTAAACATTTTAGCGCCGGTAAGAAGAGCGAGATCTTCAAGGGTAACTGTTCTATTGTCGCCTTGTGGCGATACAACTGCTACGCCTTGGAAACTTCCATTCTTGCCAGTTTCTGCATTGCGCACATGCGAAAGATTGACCATAAATGTAGCCAATGCATTGTTTTCAACATTATCAGCAATAACTACAATACTTCTTTTGTTTTCTTTTGCCATTTTATCGATGATCGGGAAGATATCACCTACCTCAGTCATGCGATAGTCTGTTATTAAAATATAT